TGTAACTCCACCTCACTCCCATCTGGAAGGATGGTTAACGGTGATCTACACCGCATTAGCCAGTTTAACGGCTGTTGCGGTAAAATACACCGAAGAAGAGTGATGGAAATCGTGTCAGAGGCGCTAGAGAGATCAATAGTACCGAACTCTCCTGTCTCTGATCCGATCCGAGCTAGGGCGGCGTTTTTACTAGGCTGATCAGAGAGGTTGATACAGAACACCTCTCGCAATCGCTTCGTGATCACATCACCTATACCCTTCTGAAAGAACATATTCAGAATCGGCTCGGTACATATTGTCCGGCTTATGACCCGAGATTTCGGGACAAAAGAAAGACGATTACCTCGGACTATCTCGGTTCTTGAGCTTAAAGAGCGAAAGAACTCAACGTCGCTCCAAAGTCTGTCACCAGAGATAGCTTGCCTAAATTGTAAAGGCAAGACATCGTTTGTATGACACATTGTGCTTAAGGCAAATTTCGAATAGAAATCTGTCGAATCAGCACCAATGTTAGAACCGCTCCCTAACCCAAAGTGGAGTGCTATATCACTAAGGTTAAGAAGTAGAGGTTCACGACAGTTTGAGCCATCTCTCCTATCACTAGGAAAGAAGAAATCATCAATGATAGCTTTCATCTCATTAATGATTAGCTCATCCTGAAGTCTTAGCGGAATAACGCCACCAAAAGACCGGCAACGTTCATTGCACTCTAGAAAGAGTGCTAGGGCTGCATTATCACGAACTGCATCGGTAAGACCGTTATGGAACTTCTTAAATAACGACTTATTCAATGCGTTCATGGCATGCTGCCTGATGGAAAGACTCGGTGCATCTGAGTCTTGCCAACCCGCCTCATACAAATCGAGACGAAGTAAGGATTCAAGCTCCTCAGCATTAACATGCATGATAGCCCCTCCTATCCTACGAAACTGAAGTAGGAAATAAGAGCAGGGTGCTGCAAACCTAAGGGTAGAATCGATTAAAAATCTACCTCTTTCGGAATGCAGAGTTTTGAGATATACGGACTCTGTCCGCAATCTTAAAACTCACACGCCTGCGACTTACTGCCTGTCTCTGATGGATCTCGGCAAGAACCCGATCGATTTCGCGTGCAAGGTTTTCCGTGCACAGCAATCTCGAGTATGGTCCTTTCGTATGATCCATTAGAGTATTCCGGAAATGCCGGTATCGCCGAGACCAGCAGATTGCTGGCTAAGCGCACCGATATGAGCGGAATACGCGGCACGTACGTTGCTGGGGTCCGCAAGATCAGCACCTGCCGGAATCTCCACAGTTGTGGTGATTAGCATTTGCTGATAAGCCTGCCCAGCTAAGGGAAGTACTCCCTTGCGCGTGTTCGTCTTATAGACGTTTCGAAGGATGTTGCTGATCACACCTGTCACAGGGTTCGCTTTACCCAACTGCCGAAAGACAGCTGGCTTAAAGCTTGCAATTGTGAAAGGTGCAGCCACGGAGTGGATAATCACGCCCGCCTGAGTTCCACCCAACGCAGTGACCGCGAACTGTTTCCCGTTAGGACTGGGATTCTGATCTTGGACATGCGTATAGAGTGGGGAGGTGAAGCCCGTCTGCGCAGCCCCGGTTAAGGGGCTAGTGAGAGCGAAAGTCATTGAATGACCCTTAAGTTTCTAAGACGTCGTATGAGTGATTACCCATAACGATGAGTCTTAAAGAAGGTTTGCGGATGTATTCCGGAATTTACAATTGCAAGCAGTGCCGTCATATTTGCCCACTGCGCAGGTCGCCCTGGTAAACTTAGGGTGATATGCGGGTAGGGTATGATGACATTTGCCTGCCTCTGTACATGCCGGTTTACGTGCTTTGAGGCTAGCTGAAAGCCTCCACTGTCAACGTACCTCGGATAGTTCAAATCAGTTTGGGCCAAATCAGCCTTTAGAGCAGACTCAACGGATCGAGTCCTCACAGAAGTGCTGTTTGCCCAACAGATTGTACTACGAAAGGCACACTCGGCAGTGATCACATCTCCTATATTGGAGAAGTAATCTATCAGAAACGACCACGGGAGTAATTCCCAAGCTGTCGGCGCCCACTCCATTGCCTCAAAGCCGTTAGGCCCTAAACCAAAAGGAGTGAGAAAGCCTTCATAAGTCGTTACTGGAGTCCTAACAACCTTACCCCGATAAACGATAACATATCTTTCGATAGCACGGCAGGTCAGCCGCGCACCGATCGAAGTGTTACCGGGCATTGGGACAGGTTTGTTATTAAGGCATCGAGCCGGAACCAAGTAATCTCTAATACCAAAAGAGCGGACTGATACTTTAGTCCGTTTCCTATAAGTCCCTAAAAAGGCCTTATAGGCACTATTGATATCATTGATTAACGGGGACCAGCCGAAAGCCTGCTCCAGCCAAGCACCACCTAACGCTGCTTTCCATGTTCTAGGATTCTTGTGCTTCATCGCTTTTACGCGACTCAGCCAAGGATCTATATGCATGTGTCGCAGTGCTTCAGCAGGATGTCTGATCATGTGAAGAGCCTCGCGAAGTTCGCCTAGAAATGTAGGTGTCGAGAAAGACACTTGCACTTTTCGGACCTTCTTGAGAAAATTCACAGCAGCATCGTTACGAGCTTCAAGGTCATTTTTCGTTAAGGCCCAATCGGGCAGCGATGGAGCTGCTGCTTTAACTAGGTCACCGAATATATAGTTTCTATATATCGTCGAATCTTGAGGTGCATTTGGATTCTTATAAAGAACCCAATACGTACCAGGCTCACTCCAATAGGAGTCATAATCCGCAGTCATGTCGGTAGTAGCGTTTTGATCATTCATAATCTGGGTAAGGTAATTTGGATTGGACGAGCCAACTCGAGTACGCACAAGTTTGGTGCTTCCACCACCTTGTGTGTAGATCGGGTTCGCCAGAACATTCCAAGCCTGCCAGCGATGACTGACGTAGACGCTACTATCCTTCGTGAATTGCGTCATTATGTTGAGCCTTACTTGAAGTGGAGATTTTGATCCTTAGCGCTCTAAACGGCGCATTAGGGGGCCCCCGAAAGGGG